TCTCGGAATGCAAAAAGAAGGTGTTGTTAGGAAATTTAGTCCTGATGGCAGAGATCATATTTTATTTAGTAAGGTGATATAATGGGATTAGAAGCTGCTACACTTATGGCAATCGGTTCAGGTGTTTCTGCGGTAGGTACATTTGCTGCTGCTGAAGGTACTAAACAAGTTGGACGATATAATAAACAAATAGCAGATAGAAATGCAAAGGTAGCAGAACAAAAAGCAGAAATGGCTTTGTTTGATGCATCCAGGAATGCTGTTAAATTTAGGAATGATTTTAGAGGATTAAATGATGCGTCAGCTATGGCAATGCGTAAAAACAATGTAGCTATAACTGGATCAGCTCTTGATGTTTTGCTTAATAATGCTTTGAACTTTGAAATAGATAACGAAAATCAAAGACGCCAGGCAGCTGCTACAGCAAGTGATTATAGAGAAAATGCAGTGAACGAAAGATTAAGAGGACAACTTGCATTGTACGAAGCAAAGCAACAATCAAGAGCAATGAAGATAGCAGCTATAGGAAAAGCTGTAACAACTTATGCGAGTGTCTAAATGAGAGTTCCTACATATAAACAACAAACTGGTTTTGGTATCCGTGGTGGTGGCGGACAGCGTTTAACAGCTAGTCTAAATCCAAATGCAGCTACAGCAGTGGCTAGAACTATAGCTGATATTGGTGATGCTGTTACTGAAATAGGTATGAGAAAACTAGAGATAGAAACTGATACTGAAGTCAATACAGCAAAAAAAGCTATTGTTGCAGAGTTTGAGTTAGAAAAATCAAAAGCATTAGTAAGTGAAAATCCTATTCAGGCTGAAAGAGAAGCCAAGGGAAAAATGTTAGAGATACTAAAACAATATCAAATGGGTCTTAAAGTTAACCCAGCAACTGGTAAACCTTTTTTAAGTTCTAAAAAATCACAATCTAGATTTATGTCTATAGGTCAAGAGGTTTATAGTTCTGCAATCATTGATTATGTGAAAAAAAACAATTCTAGAATTATTGAGGTAAACAAAGCAAATGTATCAAACAGCACTGATGAAGCTGTAAATGCAATCATAAATGCAGATAACTTTGGAACAGCTAATGAAAACTTTCAAAAGGTTTTTTCTACTAATATTAACAATCCAGGTATATTAACTAAAGCTCTTACTGGTGGCAGCTACAGCTCAAAAGAATACACCACAGCTTTTGATAAATCAGCAGAAATGCTAGTGGATGGTTTAGTTTTAAAAGAAATGAAAAAGTCACCGAGTGCTATGGCTGTGGCTATGGAAATAGTAGATGGCAAAAGTGATAACGTAGTTTTGAACAATGCCATAAATCTTATTGGTGATAAAACAAAACTGCGTGACAGAATACTAAAAGCAGCTGAAGAGTTTGATAAAGATCGTGAACAACAAAAAGAAGATAAAGAAAAAGAATTAGAAGGTATCAACAATGATATTTATGCCAAGGTTATCAATATTGATTTAAATGATCCAAACCAAGTTGAAAGCGCAAAGAAAAATCATCAAATACTTAAATCAAGAGGATACTATGATTCAATAGATAAAATTAAAAAAACAGAAATTATGTTAGGAATACAAAAAGCTGAAACAAAATCAGGTGCATCTGATAGAAATGTTATTGAATTACTTAATTCAGCTGATAGAAACAATACTTTAACAGCATCTCTTGTAATAAATAATTCATCAGGTCTTAATGATGGTGATTATGGCAAATTTATGACTCGTGTTCAAACTGAAATAAATGATGGATTTAGAGACGCAAAACAATATTTTAGAACAAAATTAAGTTATAATGAAAATGCAGATACTAGCGGTGCAGCTGGTAAATCTTTACAACTTATGTTTGATGATGCTCAAAATGAATTATTTGAGTGGAAACTCACACAAAATGCAGAAAATAAACCAATTACTTATGCAAACACTATTGCAAAAGCAAAAGAAATTTATGGTAAAAAAGAACTTGAGTTTCGTAAAACTATGAAACAAACAGCTGTTGATTATTTAACCAGCATGAACTCAATGCTACCAAATCAAATAGTTTTTGATGAAAACAAACCAATCCAATCAACATTAGATTATATGAAAAATAATCCAACATTGTTTAGACCAAGTGATTTGCTTGTACAAAATCTTAGAAGAGAAATTTTAACTTACAAAAAATTTAGGATTGATAGCATCCAATGACAAGTTATTTAGACCAAATAGAAAATGATTATGAAGCAGCAGACACAGCTGCTTTTTTTAATATCGGTGTTGTTAACAAGCCTAAAGAAAAAGTAGAGCCAGTTGTTGATGATAAAGAAACAATACCAGGTACAATGGGTCGAGCTACTGTAAAAGGTGCGGTAAAAGGTATGACAGAACTACCTATGAACCTGGCAACAATTGTTGGTGCGCCAGTTGATATTGTAACAGCTGGTCTTAATAAAATTGGCTTTGATATTCAAAATCCAGTTATGGGAAGCGATTTTTTACAAAGCGGTATTAAGGCAATAACAGATTTTGGAGAAGAACTTATTCCTAAATCATTGAATGTAAAATTTAATGAGTATCTTTCCAAACCATATGACAATCAAATTACTGGTGCATTGACAGAAGCTATATCTCAATTTGGTACAACAGCAATACCAGCAGCTTCTTTTGTTAAATTAATTACTAATGCAAATGCTTTTACTAGGTCATTAATGTGGGGCGGCATAGCTGATGCTACTGCTTTCAATGCAAACGATCAAACGCTAGTAGGTCAGTTATTGTCAAACCCTGAAGGTGTTGAACAACAAGATCAAGAAGCATTACGAGAAATGCTAGTCGGTTTGTTTACAAAATATGAAGATGATCCTGAAGCTGTAAAACTTGCAAAGTCATCTTTAGAGGGGATGGGCATAGGTGGTTTATTAGAAGCTGCATTTAGAATTGGTAGAAAAATACCTTGGAAAAGAGTTTTACAAGGCGGCACTGTAGCAGCTGGTTTGGCTGCAACAAGTGAAGCTGAAGCTGGTGTTATTAGTAATATAATTAACAGATTGTCTAGAGCAGAAACAACAAAGTTAAAAACAGATACTAAGACAACAAAAGAATATAATACTATTAGAGATGAAGCTCTAAGGGTTAAAAATGAGTACCCTGAAAGTGAAGGTTGGCTACCAATAAACATTGCAGCTGACAGTAAAAATCCATCATTTAAAGTCGATAAAAAAGGTTCAATAGATATTAGGTGGCAGCAACCAGCATATGCTTTCCATATTCCTAATGTCAAAAATTTTGATAAATTAAAAGGTGATAAAAAAACAGCAGCTGTTTCAACTCATAAATCTAATCTTGTAAACAAAATGGTTACTGATGTAAACGCTGTTCTTGAAAGAGCAAAGGGTGGTGATCAAGCTGCAATAGATATTATTAACCAGGCTAATTGGTATAGATCAATGAGATCTAGACTAAGAAGAGAGTTTGGTGGTTTATCTGATGTATTTGCTGATATTATTGGTGCAACGTCAGCGATGACTAACGTACAACAAAACTATGAAAATGCTGTTGGTGTACTTAGATCTTTTGTCCGTGGTGACTTTGATAAACAAATTGAAATGTATAAAAAGATTGCCGATGAAGGTGGTAATTTAAGTTCAACAAGACTTACTGCAATGGCAAAAGATGAAAATGTTGATTTTGATCTTATAAGAAATGCAGCTGGTAAATTATTTGGAAATAATAGTCCAGCAGCTACTACAGCTTTACTTGATATGTTCAGGCAAATAAAACCTGGTAAAGCTCCTAAAACAATTAACTTTACTGGTAATCTTATTGGTTTTGGTAATGAAGCTACAATAGATGTATGGGCGGCTAGATATCTTAGAGATGCTGCTGGATTACCAAGAATACCACCACCAGCAGAAAAAGCTGTGGCTGGTAAACATTTAACTAAAAGTACTTTTGAAAATCCACAAATAGGATCTGAATTTGGTTTTGGACAAGAAGTATTTTCTGATGCTGCAAACATATTGAATACGGAGGGTGGCATAAAAGCATTTAATCCAAACATAGGTGATATGGGTGCAGATGATCTCCAGGCAGTAGTTTGGTTTTTAGAAAAAGAAAAGTGGACTAAGAACGGATGGACAACAAAAGCTGGTGAAGGCGGATCATTAGACTTTGAAAGTGTGTATGGTGGATCAGCGAATCCTGAAAGAGTAAAAGAGCTTAGATCAATTATTAATAGCTCTGCTTCAAGTGAAGCTGATAAAATAAAAGCAGCAGATGAATTAAAAACTTTGGAAGGATCACCTGAAAGAACAACAATAGGTATTTCTAGAGAAAGACCTGACAATGTTCCAACAAACATACAACAAGCTGATTTGTCAGCAGAACTTACAGCACCTCTTAAAAATGATGATACTGTTATGGCTTTTCAAGCAAATAACACATATGGGGAATTTATGGGTGAATTGGAAAGATCTTTGAATTTTGAGGTTGTTACAAGAACAAATTTTAATCCCAAGGCTATGACAGATAAGGTTGTTGAGATGGGCAAAAAATTCAACCAGGATGCAGTTTTTGTATCAAAGGTTGTTGCTGATGGAACTGAAGGAGCTAGACCTGGTGCAGAAATATATTTTCAAAACAGACAAAATGTAGACTTTGCGCAGATAATAACCAACACACTTAGAGCTAGAGGAATAGATGGTTTTACATTTATAACTGACGCAAGGTATAAAGATAGACCTGACATTATGTCTTTAAGTAATGAACCAACAGCTGGATTGACTGGTATTAGATTTCAGTACATACCTGAGTTTGATGAAGCATTTGATCCATCAAGGGCAAAAGAAATATTTGAAGAAAAAGAAGACTTATTTGCAGATGTTATAGAAGAAATAGGAAAAATAGATGGAATAAGTTTTGCAGATGTAGTACAGTATCAGACCGTGGTTTATAAAAACCCATCTGCAACATGGATCAACGGTGGAGTATCATACGATGAGTACTTTGGAACAGCAACTAGATAGGCAATTACAAAAAGGTAAAGATGAAAATTCCTTCATTGTAAAAAACCTAAGAAGACAAATCGAAGCAAAAAAATCAGGCAAAGGATTTGCCGAGTTGTATGTTAGTGGATCTGCAAACAAACCGACAAGTGAAAAAAATTCACAAATGTCCTAAAATATGGTAGAAGACTATATATAGTGGGAGTGCTTTAGGCGCTCCTTTTTTTTTGAGGATCTCATGGCAACACCTGAAGAACAAACGCTAGAAGCGTCTGCTACTGGCATGACTAATTTTGCCGATAAAAGACCTGACGTTAGCAAAAATATTCAAACTGCTGGACTAGGAAAAGAAATATTTGGTTTGTTTGGTGAGATAATAAACAGACAAAATAAAGGCGGCATGGGTACTGGTTTATCAGGATCAGGCGCAACTAACAAAGTTCCTGAACCAAGTACTGAAGGTTTACTTAAAAGTGACGAAACTTATAAAGGCGTTCAAAAAGACTTATCTGAAAAGGTCTTAACACCTGAAGGTCAAGAAAGATTTGCCAAGGGTGGCTTTCAGGCAAAAGTAGCAATAGAGCCTGAAGACGATTTGATTAACCTTGCAAAAAAAGCAGCTGATGAAGAAGTAAATACAGTTGCTAAAAAAGGCATGAGAAATTTTCAAACTGGTCTTGCAAATGAAGGTGACGCTTTAGATTTTTTAGAGATAAGAAAAAAAGATCTAATTACAAGTGATACTGGTTTAGATTTTAATTTTAATAATTTTGAAAGTGGCAGTGATGTTAATAGAGCTATCAATTCAATAAGTGAAATATATAAAAACCCACAAGAATTAGAAAAAAGAGGTATACAAACAAACGAAGAAACTCTTGCAAATGCTTCAGGCTTACTTGCTGATGAAATTGGTTTAACAAAAAAATTACTAAATAAAAAATCAGGACAACTCTTAAATGCTGAAGAAATGACAGCTGTAAGAGTTTTGTTACAAAAGTCAGCATCTAGATTAGAAGAGTTAGCTAAAAAAGTTGAAAGTGGTGATGCAAGTCCAAATGACCTGGTAGCATTCAGGCGGCAAATGTCTATTCATGCTGGAATACAAATGAAGGCAAAAGGCGCACAAACTGAAATAGCTAGGGCATTACAATCATTTAGAATCAAAACTGGTACTAATATTCCTGATGTTCAGGCGCAAGTTATACTTGATGAAACTGGTGGCTCTAAATTAGCACAAGATATGGCTAAAGGTTATCTAGACGCACTTAAAACTGGTGGTCAGGCAAATGCTAATAAATATGTGGCTGGTGCATGGTATCAAAAGATTGGTGATATTTGGCAAGAAGTATACATAAATGGTTTATTAAGTTGGGCGCCTACTCATCTTAAAAATATGTTAGCTACGCCATTATTCATGACGTACAATCTAATGGCTGATATGTTGGCAGCTAGTATAGGAAGTGGCGTTAGAACTGGTCAAAGATTAATTGGTAAGCAAGTAAATCCTGAAGGTGTTTATTTTGAAGATTTGTTTGCCAGGGTATATGGATATTCTAAATCATTAAGAGATGCCTATGTTGTTATGGGCAAAACATTTGAAAGTGGCGTACCAGCCGATGTTTTAAATAAAATTGAAAACTCTAATTATAGGGCGATTGATTCTGAAACATTAAATATATCAGGTGCAGCTGGTCAAGCTATTGATAAAATTGGTAAGTTAATTAGATACCCAGGTACAGCTTTACAAGCAGCAGATGATTTTTGGAGAGTTATTTCAAGCCGTGGTGAGCTATATGAACAAGCTGTAAGAACTGCTAGAGCATCAAAAGCAAAAGGTAATTCAACAGACGTAGCTGTTGATGATGCTATGATGACTTTGTTAGATCCAAAGTATAAATCAGATGAACTAGATAACGCAGCTAGATATGTAACAATGACAGATGATCTTGGTGATGGATTACTAGGGTCATTTACTAAAGGTATTAGAAAAAACTTTTTTGGTAAAATGTTGATGCCTTTTGCCAAGGCGCCAACAAATAGTATGTTAAGAATAGGAGAAGGGCATCCACTAGTTATTGCTGCTTCTATGTTAAATCCAAGTAGTACTATTAGAAAAAATCTTCTTGGGCAAAATGGTGCAAGGGCGCAACAAAGAGCTATGGGTAAAATGTCATTGGGTGCAATGACAATGTCTATATTTCATGAGTACGCGATTAATGGTCAAATAACTGGATCATATCCAAGAGATGCAACAGCGCAGAAAATGTTGCCCCCAGGATGGCAGCCATACAGTTTAGTATATAGAGCTGAAGGTTTTCCAACGGATGATGACGGTGATCCGTTGCCGATGTACAATGAAAAAACTGGATTACCGAATGGTAAATTAGTTTATGTAAGTTATCAGGGTTTAGAACCAGTAAGTGCATTTTTAGGTATTGCAGCAAGTACAGCTCAATATCAAACAATGTTTTATGATCCTGAAGATAGGCTAAATTTAGTTTCAGCTGCTACTGTGGCAACTGTAGATTATTTCAGAGACTTACCGTTCCTTCAGGGTTTAGGGTCTATCATAAGATCTTTTGATTATGCAGATCCATCATTAATTATTGATAGTCCGTTAGGCAGTATGGTTGGTGCATTTCCATTGCCTTATAGCAGTGCTGTTAGGAACATAAAAAAACTTACAGATAGTGAAGAGGGTGTTGAAGGACAAGGCACTATAATACCTAGTAAACAACCAGCAATACCACAATTATATTATACTATTGCTGATGTAAGAAAATTATTTGATGATAGTCAAAATACAGACAATCCATTCAAAGAAATACCATACTCATTAGTTGGTACTAAAAAAAATATAGATGGTGATTCAGCAGCTACGTTTTTTTATGACACGGTTGCATACGGATGGAACCAGCAAGTTATGACGATACCTTATGCAAAAGGTGTAGAAGAAAACTATGCATATAGATACGATATGCTTGGATTTAAAAAAGAGCGTGGTGTTCCTTTTGCTGTAAATCCAATGCTTGCTCTATGGAATAGCATTACGCCATTTAAAATGAAATATGGTGAAGAGAATATAGAACCTTATTTTGCTGAACTTGTTAGATTAGGTGCGCCTTTAACAGATGAAAAAGCAAGAATTAATGGTGTTGCCCTGGATAATATTAGAAGAGGGCAACTAACAGAAATAGCTAAAAATAAAGTTATGCTGCGTTTGAATGTACAAGGTTCAAGGGGCAGTGGTATGTATAAATTTAGAGATTATCTAAAAGTTCTTATGGTGCATCCAGTTTATGTAAGAGCAAAAGATGATGCAAAAAAGAAAATGATTAAAACTGCTGAAGATAATTTTTATGAAGCTGCATTACCAATAATGCTTGCAATGCCTGGTAATGAAGAATTACAGCGTGTGTTTTTTGATAATAACTTATTAGATTAAAGGTATAAATATGACAATATCTAGCACAACCACCGTTAGCAGTGGTGATGGAAATGGAACACAACATAGCTTTCCTTACGGTTTTAAGATATTTGCTAATGGCGATTTAACTGTTCTTGTAAGATCATCAACTGGCATAGAGACAGTAAAAGTACTTGATACAGACTATGTTGTTACAAATGCTGGTAATTCATCAGGTGGTAATGTTTTATTTAAATTTAACACTGGTACAAGCAGTGATGCACATTTTTCATCATCTGACAAAAGACCACAATCAGGCGAAAAAGTTGTTATTAGAAGAAACTTAACTCTTACCCAGGGAACAGACTATGTTGAGAATGATCCGTTCCCAGCTGAAAGCCATGAAAATGCTCTTGATCGTATAACTATGATAGCTCAACAGCTGCAAGAAGAGCTTGATAGATCACTTAAAATCTCAAGAACAAACACAATGACTAGTACTGAATTTACTACAAGTGCTAGTGATCGTGCTGATAAAATACTTTCTTTTGATAGTTCAGGTGAATTAACTATCACTACTGCAATAGGTACATCACGAGGAAACTGGGCAGCTAGTACAGCTTATGCTGAAAGAGATATAGTAAAGGACACAAGCACTAATAATATATTTTTAGTTAATTCTGCGCATACATCCAGTGGAGCGCAACCACTTACAACAAATGCTAATAGTGCAAAATATACATTATTAGTTGATGCTGCTAGTGCTACAACATCTGCTACTAACGCAGCTAATTCTGCAATTGCAGCTGCTGATAGTGCAACCGCAGCTGCTGGTAGTGCAACTACAGCTAGTAATGCAATAGTAAATGTACAACTAGCAGAAGATTTTGCAACCAAAACAACTGGTGAAGTTGTTAATGGTACTGGTAAGTTTAGTTCTGAAGCGCACGCTCTTGGTGGTACTGGCGTTACTAATCAGGTTGGCGCATCAAAAGAATGGGCAATAAACGCAACTGCTGTTGATAGTCAAGGTGAGTTTAGTTCAAAATCGTATGCAATTAGTGGTTCTACAATAAATGCTGGATCTGCAAAAAACTGGGCATTAGGTGGTGGTAATAGTTTTGCTAGTAATACAGCTGTAGGAAATACTGGTTTATTTTCTGCCAGGTATTATGCAGAACAAGCTGCTGCATCTAAAACTGAATTTTCAAATATTTATCATGGATCATCGGCTACAAATCCAACTGGTGATACAGTTACTGCTGGGGATCTGTACTTCAACAGTAATGATAGTGTTTTGAAATATTATACTGGCAATGCTTGGGTTAATGTTGAAGCTGGTGGTGCTTCAGCTGGGTTCGCTATTGCAATGGCTGTGGCACTTTAAAAGGAGTAATCAATGGCACAAGACTTTGAAAGAAATTTTATCACTGGCGTAGGCACAATTCCCCAGGATATTCCTGATGGAACTGACTTTGGAAGTGATAACACAATAGTAGGTATTAACTTGGCTAATACCTCAGAAAATCAAATAGAAGCATCATGTTTTATGACAAGTAGTGCATTTACTGGTAATACTGGTGATCCCTTTGCAATCACAGTAACAGTAGTATCAAGTCAATATTTGCTTGATGGAGCAACAAGACCAAATATCACATTACTTAGAGGATTTACTTATGTATTTACATATCCTTCAGCACACCCATTTTCATTATCAACAACATCTGATGGCACTCATGGTAGTGGTGGTTCTGAATATACAACTGGCGTAACAAGAGATTCAAGTGCAAACACATTAACTGTTGTTGTCTCGGATTCAACGCCAACTACGTTATATTATTATTGTAGCAATCATAGTAATCATGGTGGTCAAATCACAGTTACAAATGTTCATTACATTATAAAGAATGCACCAATACCAAGAGGTGGTGCTTTGCAGCTACTAGATGGAGGTGCAAAAATGGTGGCACAAAATGGTGATAGAATGTTTTTTCAATCAAACACAGTATCAAGTTTAGATGTTTGGTTATCAAGAGTGGATGCAATAAGCTAATGGCATATATAGGAAATCCAGTAGACACAGCATTTACCAGCTTACTTAAACAAGATTTAACTGGTGCTAGTGGCACAACACTTACATTATCTCATGCAGTAGCTAACGAAAATGACATAGCATTGTATATCAATAATGTAAGGCAAGAGCCTATAAGTGCATATACTGTAAGTAATGTAACAGTAAATCTTACTGGAACTGTATCAGGCACAGATGATATTTATGTAATTTATTTAGCCAGGGCAGTACAAACGACTGTTCCACCTGATGGTTCTGTAAGCACAGCAAAGATAGCTGATAGTGCAGTAACTGCATCAAAGGTCGATAGCACACTTAACCTTTCTACTATTAAAGACAGTACTGGTAATAATACTGGAATGAGCATTAACAGTAGTGGCTATGTTACTCAACCAAACAAGCCATTTGTTTCTGCCGCAGCTACTAATGCAACAGTTGCTGGAGTGAGTGGTTCGCTAAAGTATACTACATACGAAACATCTAATCATAACCTAGTGTCAGGTGGTCATCTTATAATTTATAAAAATGACTTTAATATGCTCAACACTACTACTGGTATTGTTACTGTTCCTGTAACTGGTGTTTATCTAATTGTTGGTCATTATTCTCATGGTTCAGGTACATCAGGAAGACGTATAGGTCATTATTATGTAAATAATAATATGTATGGAGAGTGGTTAGAATCTTTTGGTCAGTATGAAGATCAATCTGCTGTCAAATTACTTTCACTATCAGCAAATGATACTGTGCAGTTCGGTAAGAATGCATCTTTGGGATACGCTGACTTTGGATTTGAAATGGTTTTAATAGGGTAGGAAAAATAATGGCATTATCGAAAATAACTAATTTAGGTACTCTTACAGAAAACATAGTATTTCAAGATACTAAAGGTATAGATTTTTCTGCTACAAGTAATGCTAGTGGTCAAACGTCTGAAGTTTTAGATGACTATGAAGAGGGAACTTTTTCACCAACTTATGGTGGTGCAACAAGTAATCCTACAGTTACATATGATGCTAACACAAATGGTAATTATTCTAAAATAGGACGACTTGTTCATATTCAAGGCAGAATTAGAACTGATGCAACATCAGGAGGTTCAGGTGCTATAACTCTTAACTTACCTTTTACAAATATAACTGGTAGTAGTGGTAATGAATATTCTGTTATAAATATTGGTTATTCAAATAGTTGGAATGCAGATCGTTTTCCCTCTACTGGTTATATTCTACCAAATCAAAATTACGCTTATTTAGTTACTCATAATTCATCTGACCCAAGAGATGCTCGTGCTCTTGCTTTAGAGACTAGCAATTTAAAAAACTCAGGTAATTCTAATGATATTATTTTTAGTGCTACATATTTAACTGAAGATTAGGAGAAAAAGATGGCATTAACAGAAAAAACAGTACAAGACAAAATAGAAATCGTAAGTGATTACAAAATCGTTCAAGTAAGAACTGCACGAATTATCTATGATGATGGCACAGAAATAAGTCGCAGTTTTCATAGGCATTCAGTCGCACCTAATGCAGATATAAGTAATGAAAGTGCAGAGGTAAAAGCAATATGCAATGCAGTACATACAGATGCTGTAAAGACAGCTTATACAAAACATTTGGAATCACAAGAGGTATAAACAATGCCCTATATTGGAAAGCCAGTACTTGCTGGAAGTTATAACAAGCTAGACAATATAACAATTTCAAGTACGACAGATACTTTTGCATTAACAAAAGGCACAGCTGCATTTACTCCAGCTACAGCAGAACAGTTAATTGTATCTGTAAATGGTGTAACACAAGCACCTAGAGATGCTTATAGTGTATCAGGATCAAACATAATATTTACAGAAAACCTGACTACATCAGACACAATAGATTACATAGTATCTCTTGGAGAAGTTGGTAATTCAGTAGTGCCTACAGATGGTTCTGTTACTGGTGCTAAGTTTAGTTCTACAGTTTATAGAGATGGCATTAGGATAAATGGTAGTCAAGCTACAGATAATGTAACGATTGCTAGTGGAGAAAGAGCAATGGTAGCTGGGGATTACACAATACCTACAAACAAAACATTAACAGTTAATGGAGTATTGACCATTGTCTAAATTATTCGTTGACGAAATACAGCCTAAAACTACTGGTAGCAATGTTAGTTTTACTGAAACACCTTTAACACCACAAAGACCAGCCTTTAGAGTTAGAAAAACATCGGCTCAAACTGCAACTGGGATTCAGCAATTAGTTACTTGGGACACTGCTGAGCTTAATGTTGGTGGTCATTTTGCTAATAATATATTTACTGCTCCAGTAGCTGGGGTATATCATTTTTCTCTTATAGCATTAACTCCAAATGATTCAGACATTCATATTTATAGATTTTTGTATCAACCAAGTGGAGGTTCACTCTCAACCTTAGTGTATTATTATAGTACAAACTCATCTAATCATGAAACTGTAAGTGGTTCTTTTATTCATCAAATGGGTGTTGGAGATACATTAGGTTTATATTTAGATAATACTAATGATGTAATTTATGGCGACTCTGGTGAATGGACTCATTGGTCAGGTTATTTGATAGGATAGGAGATTAGTATGAGCAGTAAACTAGGTGTAGAAAACATAGCGCATACCAACGGAACAAATGCCATGACTATAAGTAGTGGTGGTGTAGCTACTTTTCCTAATGCTCCAGTCGGCGATTTTATTAGTGTAGCACAACAATGGAGATTATCTACTACTACTAATGTTAGCACAAATGGAGATGTAACTGCAAATTGGGAAGCAAATGATAGCAGTGGATATGGTGGTATAGGAACAAATTTAACTCAAAGCAGTGGTATTTTTAGTTTCGGATTAACTGGTAAATATTTAATAACATTTACTGGTCGTTTTGTTATAGCTGCTTCAGATGAAGCAGTTTCTTTCTCACTACATATTACACAAGACAATTCAAGTTATAGCGAAGTTGCAGTTGTTACTCAAGGCAATAGAGGTACATCAGGAACAATAGTAGCAATAGGTTCAAATTCTTTTATTTTCAATGTAACAAATACATCAAACGACAAGTTTAAATTTGTAACATCAAGTTTTGCTGGGGGCAGTTATCTTACTGGAAATACTAGTGTTCAAAGAACTGGTTTTGTAGTTATGAGGTTAGGAGCATAGAATGACAAGCATACTTAAAGTAGACAACATACAAGATGCTAGTGGTACTGGCACTCCTTATATAACTGGTGCTGTATTGCAGACAGTAGTTCAGCAAGAAACTGGAGTTACGAGTTTTACACAAAGTGGCACAAATGACATGATAATGTTAGCTTCAAATGCAGACGATTCAACTAGTCATTTATCATTAAGCATTACACCAAAGTCAGTTAACTCTAAGATACTACTTACTGCGTATGTATTTCACGAAGTAGATAATACTGGAAACCATTCAACCTTATGGAGTTTTTATAGAGATAGTACAAAACTAGCTGCTCCTGTTGCCGGAAGTAGAAGAAGTGGTATTGCACAGACTACTATGGGTTATTGGACTTCTGATGCTGTTAGTACTGCTGATGTAGCTCATTATAATTATTATGATAGTCCTAATACAACGTCAGCAATTACCTATGCTGTATCTTTTACAAATACTACTTCAGGTGCTGAACTGTTTCTTAATAGAACAGTTAATGATTTAGATGGTAGTGGTTACGAAAGAGGCATATCCATACTAATAGCACAAGAGATAGGAGGATAGCATGGCATTAACAAAACTAAATCATTCAAGTATGCCTACTGGTAGTGTGTTGCAAGTAGTTAGTGATACTCCAACTAGTACTTTTTCTACTCAATCTACTAATTATAACTTTATTATATCTAAAGCAATAACACCATCATCAACTAGTAGTAAAATATTAATAATGGCAGTTGTTCATGGTGCTGCTCAAGCATCTAATATAGAACTAAAATTAGCTATACATAGAGGTGGTACTGCTTTAACTGGTGAATTTAAGAACTATGCATCTCAAGGAGGGTTTATAGCACAAGCAATACCTTGTATAGAAGTAGATAGTCCACAAACAACAAGTGAAGTTGTTTATAGTATCAGAGGTAAGGTTGGAGCAGGTTCAGGAACAGTATCATCAAATGCTGTTTGTACAATTACACTTATGGAGATAGCTGGATAATGGCAAAACCTAATCTCCAAGAAATTCATGTAACCCTAGAAAAGCATATCGCCGTGTCCGATGAGCGCTGGATAGAAACAATAAATCGTATTAAAAGATTAGAAGCAATAATGATCTCAACTGCTGCGGCAAGTTTACTATTACTTGTATCAATAATTATTAAATAGGTTTATCATGTCATGCTGGAAATGCTTATTGCCGCAAATAGTGCTTTTGCGGTCATCAAGAAAACTATCGAAAATTCGAGGGATATAGCAAATTGTGGAGCTGCGATCTCTAAATTTTGTGCAGCTGAAGATCAGTTAAGAGCAGATTTACATAAAAAGAAAAATAGTATTTGGACAAACTTTTTAGGTAAACAAGATAGTGACCTAGAAGAGTTTATGGCACTAGAACAGATCCGTGTTAAAAACGAAAAATTGCGTGAGTACATGATGCTTTATGGGCGTGTTAATCTGTACTCGGATTACCTATCTTATGTAGCGGAGAGTCGAAGAAAACGGAAAGAAGCTGCTATAGCTGCAAAGAAAAGAAAAGAAAAAATCCAGGACATGATATTGAAAATAATTCTAGGTATTTTGATTACCGCTGCTTGCGCTGGTGTTGTAACTGTCCTGGCAATTATTGCTAAGAAAAAAGGTATCATATGATGCAGAAAAAGTTACAGAAAGAATCAATATACGCCGAGTACGATGAAGATGGTGATGGCATAGTTTCAGATGAAGAACTAAGTCATGTTACTGAAATAAAAAAACTTGAACATGATCTACGAAAACAAAGGGCGCAAAGACGTATGGCAACTGCAAGCCTGGTTGCTATGGGTGTATTTACTGGTGCTATGTTCTTTGTCGATCTCGAAAGAGTTAAGGCACTTGCCGATATATCTAATCTTTTTTATATCACTGGCGGTGGCATCGTTGCTGCTTATATGGGAGCTTCAGCTTTTATGAATAGGAAATAATTATGTTACAATTTCTAACACCGCTTGCATCCCTAGCATCTAGCTTTATGGAATCAAAGATAGAGCAAACAAAAGCAAAGGGCGCCGTAGCAAAAGCAAAGGCAGAAGCTGAAGCAGAAGTAATGAAGACAGCTGCAACTCATGATAGTAAATGGGAACTCATCATGGCGCAGAGTACCCAGGGTTCCTGGAAAGACGAAATAATTACTGTGATTGTTTTGATACCAGTGATCTTAGTTTTCATCCCTGGTATGGAAGATATAGTTAAACAAGGATTTGATAGGTTAAACGAGTTACCTGATTGGTATCAGAATGTTTTATACGTGACAATTTTAGCTGGACTAGGATTGAAAGGCGTAGATAAATTCAGGAATAGAAAATGATGTTATCAAAAAACTTTTCACTAGCTGAACTTACAAAAAGTCAAACAGCTGAAAGAAAAGGCATACCAAATACACCAACAGCTGATCACATTTATAATCTTACAGCATTGTGTGAAAATATATTACAGCCAATACGAAATGAATTTGGATCATTTATAGTTTCAAGTGGATATAGATCACCTGAACTATGTGAAGCTATTGGATCAAAAGCAACCAGCCAACACGCAAAAGGTGAAGCAGCAGATTTTGAGGTAGCTGGTGTAAGTAATTATAAGTTAGCTACATGGATAGAAGAAAACCTACCATTTGATCAATTGATATTAGAATGTTTCCAGGGCGGTAACAGCGGCTGGATACACTGCTCATACATACCTGATGGTAGAAAAGAAACACTGACCTACAATAGATCAGAAGGATATAGAAAGGGATTGTTACATGGCGGTTAATGCAGCTGGTAATTATACAAAACCAAATATGAGAAAACGGTTATATAAATCTATATTAGGTCGAGCTACTCACGGTACAGCTGCTGGTAAATGGTCAGCCAGGAAAGCGCAACTACTTGCTAAAACTTACAAGGCAAGAGGTGGTGGTTATAAATGAGCCTAGCCAAGTCGCAACAAAGCCTGAAGAGCTGGGGTAAACAGAAATGGCGCACTAAGTCAGGTAAAAAATCTAGTGTTACTGGTGAGCGTTATTTGCCTGAGAAAGCAATAAAAGCTCTAACACCAGCTGAATATGCTGCAACAACAGCTGCTAAAAGAAAGTCAAAGAAAGCTGGTAAACAGTTTTCAAAACAACCTGAATCAATAATGAAAAAAACAAGACAATTTAGGAGGATATAATGCCAGGACTTTTAAAAGAAAAATTAGAAAGATCTTTGATGGCAAAAGCCAAAGCAAAAGGTTTGAAGGGCAAAGCTGCTGATAGTTATGTGTACGGTACAATGACAAAGATAGGTGGGGATAAGTTTGCTAACAAAGCATCAAAGATGGGTTCCGTTAGATCTTCATGAGCAGTATTCTAAAAAGAATGAAGGTAAGTGGTTTTAATAAACCAAAACGTACACCTAATCATCCTACAAAAAGTCATGTTGTTGTTGCCAAGTCAGGTGACAAAATAAAAACAATAAGGTTTGGTCAGCAAGGTGTAAGCGGAGATAAAAAGGCAACACCAAGACAGAAATCATTCAAGGCAAGACACGCTAAAAATATAGCTAAAGGTAAAATGTCAGCTGCTTACTGGAGCGACAGAACTAAATGGAGTTAGATATGGCAGAAGGCACACACTTTTTTAAAGATGGTAAACCATACATGGGTAAGACACATAAGATGGATGGTCAGATACATACTGGCGCTTCACATAGCGAAGCATCCAAACAAGTATTTCATGCAAAGGATTTATCAAAAGCGGCTCAATCAAAAGCAATGTCATTAATGAAAAAAATGAAAGGAAAAAAATAATGTACGGTAAATCATCATACGGTAAAAAAATGGATACAAAGAAAAAGCCTATGAAAAAAGATGGTAAAAAAAAGAAATCTATCATGGGTAAATATAAATCCTAATTGTACACATTTTGTACACACTTTTTCGAGGGAATCGGTGGGAACTCTGTAGCCGTATTTCCCTAAATACCTACCTCTTTACACCTCACGCATAGGTTTTTTACGAACTGTCACGCCGGAGGTCGCGAGTTCGAGTCTCGTCACTCTCGCCATTATATTCCTAGTAATATCAATGGCTTATCCCCCACAAGACCTATTCCAAAACTATTATAAATTTAGCTTGTACACATTTTGTACACATTTTTTTCTGTTCCTATCTTGAAAATATGTCATTTACTGTTATATTTATTACATAAGCGGTTAACAAAGGAGCGGTAAATGAAGGATCTTAAAGTAAGATATTGGGAAGCTAGAAAGCAATGGGTTATTGATGCAAGGCGTATTGGTTTTAACAATAGGTACGGTAACTATCCATCAAAAGCAGCTGCTCTGAAAGAAGCTGAATTACTCAAAGCTAAATTTATTACTGGTGCTATTGCAGAAAAAGTTGACGTAGTAAAAGTATCCCAGGCAGTAGATAAATTTTATCATTACCAAACAACTAGAATAGACAATAAAGAATTGTCTGTTTCATTTTTCAAAGAGATTAAAAAATCATTAAGTTATTGTTTGGATATAAAGATTGATGGTAAGAAATTTTTAGATCAAAGTTTTGATATTATTAAAAGAGAAAACAAATCTGAATTAGTTACAGCTTTTGTAAAAGGTATTACTGACGAAGGTAAATCAAAAGCTACAGCTGAGAAAAGAATTAAAGTATTAAAAATGTTTTTAAATTATTGTGATCTTAAAGGTTGGATTACAATAAACCCTCTTGATAAAGTATCATTAGGTATGTCATCAGAGCTTGGAGATAGGGCGCCAAGAATACAGCCTGAGACAATTCAAAAGATTGTTAGTGACGGATTACCAGCTGAAACTCTTTATGATCAGTGTATGGTTCTTACAGCTCTTGCAAGCGGCATGAGACAAGGTGAACTGCGTGCATTGAAGTGGGGCAACATTGATTTTAATAATGATACAATTCGTATCGAGGGTGCAGTTAAGCATGGCACAATGGTTATTGGTGATACTAAGACTAAAAGAGGTAGAAGAGAAATACCTATTGATGCAGCTACTATGAAGAGACTTAAAGAGCTAAAAATTGCATCAAAGTTTAGCGCACCTGGTGACATTGTTTTTGCAAGCTCTAACGGTACACCAAAAGTACAAAAGATATTGATCAAACTAATTAAAAGAGTTTGTGAAAGAGCTGGTGTAAAGCCTATCTTATGGGGTGATATGAGACACTTTTATGCATCAGTGCAGTTATCTAGCTTGGGTGAAGATTGGGCAGAAGTAGCTGCTCTTATGGGGCATTCTAACTCTAACTTTACTTACAAGCAGTATGGTCACTTTGTTAAGAATGAAAGAAAACAAGCGAAGGCAAGACAAGCAGCTGCTTCAGCGATGTATGGCGGAAACTAATCCGCCATTTCCATTTCAGATTCAATTCTAAGTATTTCATTTTTAGGTATAAAGTATACTCTTGAATCTTTGATAGATTTTATTTTACCAGTTCGTATCCAGCGATAAATTCTTTTACGATTTACATCGCCAAAATCACCAAACAATCTTATGGCTACTTCTTTTGGTCTAAAAAGAGATCTACCTTCCAGGGAAACCATCATCATCTCCTATTGGTGTTGAGCTGCTTTGCAACATAGTCTTGCGCTCATCAGGTAAGAATAGGTTAGCACTACCCATTGTTGTATATGTATCTATCTCTTTTCTTTGCAGTTGTATTGACGGTGATTTATTAGCTATAGCGTAGTACTTCTCTAGCTGGTCAACTAAATCTTGGTCATCAATGTTAAACCAAAATCCTACCGATATTTGATCTGTTGCATTTATAGATCCATTTAATCTTAATTTACTATTTTTCATATTAGGCGCTGACGGCATTTTGTTTCCTTTCCTTGTAAGCGTTAAATAATTTTGTATGTAGATTTTTATTTAAATCAGCTAACGATTTTAAGTTATCTGATTCGTGTTGTGTCCAAACAGTAAGCGCATTTTGGTTCATTGTTTGAATTGCTTTTATCTGCTGTTCTACATATTTTTCAGCAGCAGCTAACTTATCTTCAGGATCACCTTCAGGTTTAGGATTGTCTTCCAATTTATCTTCCTTCCCTTTTGCTATTTCCATTTCATCGTAACTAGGAAACTCACCGCCATGTATGCCAAGGCTGCCCAAAGCACGCCCCCAGGCGCTGCTCTCACAGTTTTCTAACGCTGATGTTTTGTTTATATTTCCGCTGCCAATGATCTCTTCAGCTGTACCACTAGCTAAAACAAATCCCTGGTCAGTAGATATGGTTGCTTTGATCACAATCTTTTCACCTGGTTGTGATCCGTATGTGACAATGTCAGTGTTAATACCGTATTTAAAACCAGTATGTTTTCTGAATATTTCTAATCTTGTAGCTACAGTTGTGTATTTCTTTTTATGAATTTCTACAGCTGGTGCTTTTTTTATATCTTCAATGATATTATGTAATACGTCCGCTTCAATCATTACTTCCTTCTACTCCTCTTGTCTCAAATACGCCTTTGTATTGTGGATTGTTCTTCATCCAAAGCCGTGAATAATATGCTTTGTGATGATCATTTATTTTTAATTTTTTATTATTTTCGGTGTTGTCTTGTATAACTACGTTTGTTTCCCAGCGTATGCGTTCCATGATTAGAGCTGAACCTACTCTGTTCATACCTTTATCAATGCATTCCCTGGTGAACCTATCCCATAGCCTATAAACTATTGGGTATTGTTTATGAAACTCTAGAAAGCGTGCTTCACGGACGTTTCTAGGAACCTCTAATTTATCAAACATATTTCTTTGAATCATAGTATCACCAGTAAAAAAATCATAAACACGGTGAAGCTACAAAAGCCTAAAAAATGTATCAGGGTATACCAAAACGTATATGAATTATTTTTAGGTGTTGCTTTTGCAATATGCATTTTTAGATACTTATTCATTGTACAAATCCCCATAAAAGTTTTGCTTCTGATAAAACGTCAGGATGAATATCCCAGGCGAACATATGGCTAAAGTCAGGTTCGACCAGCTGTATTAGATCATTAACTGTTTCAGCAGATTTAAGCTGGTTTTCACGGATACGACATTTAGCTACAATATGGTTCCAAATATTTTTAAGAGCTTCAGGCGCTAGTTTTTCGCAGTTCTCTTGAGTAAATACTCTGAAGCTAGTCTCATTGGCATATACAATTGATTGTGGTTCATGCTTAAATGCCCAGTATCCAGCAACCTGACATAAATGCGACCAACTGGGTTGTGTTGGAAGACTAGCTGCTCTTTTACCTGATTTAGTATTAGCTACACTTGCCCAGGTGGTTTTAAGTTCTATTTGTCCGTTAAAATCAGGCTTGCCGTTATACTCTAATGCTAGACCTGGAACAGCAAACATATAATTACGTTCACCTTCTAGTTTATTGATACGCATTTTATTTTGCGCTTCATCTAAACCTTGTAATGCGTTCTTAAATACATCACCAAAAGTATCACGACATATCTCTAGTTGTGCTTCATCCTTGCCATCATCCCAGGTCTTAGGTTTGTATTCGGCAAACATTTCTTTACCAGCATCAATACAATCTTCAATAGTATCTGCTTTATTATTGATTCGGTAATCGTCAATTAAAGTTTGTACAACTCGACCAGCTGTCATTTTAGCTGCATCATTAGTATATTTTTTGATTTGTTCTAAGGCGTGATCTTTATCACCGTCCTTTTCGCCTTTGACTATAGACCAGGCTATATCGAGTTTTGGTCTTATAATACATTTATCAAAGTATGTTCTGCATACTGGTCTACTTTCAGGATTAGAATGCCATAAGTAGTTTTTTTGTGTTGCCCAGTTGGGCAGTGAAGGGAACTCCATATTCTAAACAACCTCTGTTAACTATTTATTGGGTATAAACAGTTTTGACAGAAGCTGTTAAAAGTGTCAACTAATAATTTTGAAACCTAATAATTCAGGTCTTTCGACACGAGATAAAACTGGGCAAGCAAACAATAATGTTTGGTCATGTAAAACTTCTCTGCCGCCTACTGAAGCTAGTGTAAACTTTCCATCATGAGTTGGATAAATTGTTCTTTGTAAAATTTTTTTATCAGCTGTTTTTACAACGCACCATTTACCATAAGCAGATTGCGGAACTTCTTGTTTTTGAATTGGTCTAGTATCAACTGTTTCAAGTGCTCCATCCAAAAATGTATTGTAATTTTTTCTTACATCTACAAAAATACCTACCCAAGGTGGATATCTAAATGGTGTAGATACCCATTCTTCAGGGTCTGAGCTATCTTTCATGTTAACAACATCAGCGTCTACTATTTCTCCATAAACTCTAATTTTAGGATTTGGGAAAAGTAATTGACTTGGATCTATATCAAGAATTTCTGCATAATCTCTTGCGTCTTGTATGCTAAACTGCGATTTACCTGATATATGCCTGGATAAACTTTCAGGCGCTATACCTTTTTTTTCAGCTACTTCAGCGTGTGTTAAACCAGCTAATCTTATGAGATGCTTTAAATTATTTTGATTATTCTTTATCATGTTAAATATATTATCATTCATTTTATAATATCACCATGTCAGTTACTGTTACATCTATAAAAAAATAAATAACAGTATTGACCGTATATGTCAAATCTATATAATCCAGGCATGACATTAAAAGAATTTAAAGATCAAAACAAAATGAGTTATGCCAAGTTAGCTGCAATGATTGGTGCTAGTCATGCAACGATTGCCAGGCGTTTTTGTCTTCCTCAAACACACAGAGATAGGATGATACCAAGCGCCAAATATATGGCTGCGATTATGACAGTAACTGACGGAGCTGTAACGCCTAACGATTTTTATCGTGTAGATTAGCATGAAAGAATACCAATTTCATAAAATGGTTGTGGATTGGTTAGATGCTGCACTACCCAGGGGCGCTATATATCATCATTCACCAAATGAAGGTAAGCGCCATGTAAACTATCATGTCAAAATGAAAGCTATGGGTATGAAGGCTGGGTTTCCTGATCTATGCATATTTGTACCACAGCGTTACTTTTGGGATGGTGTGCCATGCAGTATATTTTTAGAGCTTAAAAGACCAGGCGGTAGAACTACACCTTCACAAAAAAAGATGCATGAACAGCTGATAGAAGCTGGTGCAGCTGTAGCTGTAATAGATAACTTTTCAAAGATGAAATTATTTTTATCAAACTTGATTGAGTTAAAAGACAACACACAAATGCAGATAATCGAGAAACTTGCCAAGGAGCTTGGTGCATGAGTTGGTATGCTGCCTGGATGGATAGACTAGAGGTTGAGCATCCTGAATTATTTTATGTTTATGATGAGATACGCACAACACAACCAAGATTATTCAAGCAGCTCATGGATGAGATATGGCAAGTCAATAACGGTGTAGATTATGAGGTAGTAAAAAAACAATCTGAAACAGACCAGCTGGAGCTGCTGTTATGAATTGTCCAATGTGTAAAAAATCTACTCAGGTAAAAGATAGTCGAGCTTATGAAGATAACCAGGTTAGACGCAGAAGAGTGTGTACCAGCTGCAAATATTCATTTTATACCCTGGAGACTAGGGAAGTAGAAAAAGTAAACGTAAATAAGCTCCGTAGAGGGGTCAATCAGGTTACCAGTGGTATGATTAGACCTGGCAAAAAGAAGGTATTACCAGTAAGGCGCCAGGAGCCTAGAACTAGGTACGATGAGTTTGAGCAGTTTGATGATGATGAAATTATAGATTTGAAGGAGTTAGGCATTGAATAAATATTTTTTAAAATTGGCGTGTAGATGTCCAAACAATAATGCGGTTGATATTTACGAAGCTACGATAACAACTTCAAAAGTTTTACAAGCTGAAGATTTATTAGAATTACAATCAGAAATATACGATAAAAAAATGTACCAGGAAGACATTTGGAAACTTATGGAAGACAAAATAAGAGCCAAGGTTGTTTTAGTTGGTGATCATATGGGTGTCAAAATTACTTGTGGAAAAACAGAGTAATGCTTCATTATCACGGAACACCAATGACTCCTAAGTCTGAATTATATAAAATGGCTGGTAAACATTTTTGCGTAAGTTTTGCAAGACCTGATGATGTAAAGGTATGTTTACAGATCGGACAAAGCATAATGTATGATTGCGGATCTTTTAGTGTTTTTACAAAAGGTTTAGAGGTTGATTTTAATAGGTACTACAGCTGGTTAGAAGACAAGCTAGGTCATCCACATTGGTGTTTACCGCCTGACAAAATAAATGGAACAATTGAAGATCAAAAAAATCTAATAAAAACTTTTCCATTTAGTAAAGATTATGCTTGTCCAGTTTGGCATATACACCTGGATATAAGTTATTTGTTTTATCTAGTTGATAATTATCAAAAGGTTTGTTTTGGAAGTTCAGGCGAATTTTGGATAGTTAATTCTGAAAAATGGAGAGCTAGAATGGATTTTGTTTTTAATGAACTTATAAAAAAATACAACAAAATTCCATACATTCATATGCTTAGAGGTTTACAGATGGGTGGAGATAAATATCCGTTTGCGTCAGCTGATAGCACAAATGTAGCTAGAAATTTTAAAGATAAAAACAAATGCCCTGAAATTATGGCAAGGCAAATTGACAGTTTGCAAACACCTATCAACTGGGAAATAGAAATGGAGCAAGGTAATTTATATGATTAAACCACAACAACTAGCAAAAGAAGCTTCTGATATACTTGAGCAGCGTGGCAAGAACTATGGAAACTATGAAGAGGTGTTTATAAATTTTGCTGCACGAATCAGTTTAGTCCTGGCTAAAAAGTTAAAAGAGGATGTAACACCAGCTGAGAGTGCAAGAATTTTAGATGAACTCAAAGGCACTCGGTGGGACGTAGGGGGATACAAAAGGGATCACGCGGTAGATGGGGGGAATTACAAATTCATAGCTGGTGCGTTGGAAGAAAAAAAATGATTGACGAAAAAAAATCAAAAGATAAAATCGTTAGTAGACAGTCTATACAGCAAAGTTTACGTCACACCCTAGCTAACAGTATAGACAAACTCCAAGTAAAAAATATTAGTAAAGAAAACAAAGTAAACGATGCGGCAAACTTTACTGTAAACTCTACTGCCAAGCAGAACGCCATCAAATCTATTGTCAGTAAAACCACCAAAAATTTTAATGTAAATTATCGTAATGCTAAAGAGCGTAGAAGAACTGATGATATGCAGTTCCGTTTAGATAGAATACTGCGCAAAATACGTCCTAATTATTCCGAACAAAACTATATGCAGCTGCTGAGAAATCTCCAGGAAGCATCGTTTTATGAGAAATATGATTTTATAATAGAAATGGAAAAGACACTTGCCCAACATAACAGCATTACATGATCAGTTCCTAGAAGCAGCTGAAACAGATAGAAAGCTACCTTCTGTTGTTAGAAGGACTAAAATGGCATTTTGGGTTGATTATGTAAAAGATTGGAATAGTTATGGATGGGATGGTAAATCAGAGATGAGATTGTCAGCTACAAATGCTGAGATAGATAGATATGATAAGATTGCTGATTACCTAGCATTGATGGAAGAGAAAGATAGAAAGTTAGTTTGGGCAGTAGCTCATTCAGCTGCGTATCGTGATAGAGGTGTTCAATGGTCTAAGATAGCCAGGATATTACGCCTTAATGATCCTAGAATTGTAAAGCGTAGGTATCAGGATGCGTTGATAAAATTGTATTATAAGTTAAATAAAAAATGACGAATGTACCGAAATCAGGTATATTTAAGTTAAAATAGCACTAGATGTAGTTGTATGTCACAACAAGACAATCCAAAATTTGAAATATGTTATATCCATAAAGCTGCAATTGTTAATGGATATTGTCCAGTTTGTAAGGATAGTTATGGCAAAAGTAGTCAACAAGATAATAATGCAGAACATAGCCAATCGGTTAGCCAACGGTGAAAGCCTGGTAAGCATTTGTAAGACTAAAGGTATGCCTAGCTATAGATCTATTACAAGAGCTGTACAAGATGATGAGCAGCTGTGGGATATCTATCGTAAAGGTAGAGTGATGCAAGCAGAATACTTTTCTGATCATATCAATGATCTAGCTGTACAACCTTTGCCTGAAAGTATTGATACAAGGTTTCTAAATGCAGAGGTACAAAGAAGGCGTTTGGAGATAGACACATTGAAGTGGACGTTAGCCAGGATACAGCCATATGGTCTTAGAGATAAGAAGGATGAACCTAGTGTGGCAGCTGAGAATAGTATTACATTAAGCTGGGATAACGGTGAAGTTAAAGTAGGATAGCTATATATAAAACATCTTCTGCTTGTCTTATCTACGCGCGCGAGATCCGATGCCTGGCTGAACGACTTATTAGTTCGATGCCATGGAAAGCTGTAACCCAAGGTGGTAAACAAATATTTATTGTAGGATGATCTGCTGTACACAATATGTACACAAAAAAAGGCACATTTCCTACAGCAACACCCTATATACCCAAAGTTGCGGCGCAGAGTCTATATACGTAAATACAGATTGGAGAGTGTC